TCATTGTTATGGACAGAGTATCTTCAAGTCCTTGGTTATGTAAAATAGATGGAGAGTTTTATACAGGAAGATATATGTTTACTGTAGACTACACAGATAGTTATATATCAGATGATCCTGCACAGCACAAACAGTCACATGTATTAGAGCTTATAGATGCGGGACCATATACAGGAAACATCATAGCACTTCCTAATAATAGAGTTAGAGTTACTAATCCCGCTTTGTGGGTTACTGGAGAGGGCGCACCTGACTTTGCACCAAGTCAATATATACATTCGGCAGAGATAGATAGTAGTTACATGAACCCTAATATAACTTTTAACAATCTTTATAGTGAGGAGAAGAAAAGTGCAAGGAAGAAAAAAAACTAAGTACATGTCTAAGGGTGGAACCATTAAACGTATGGGCGGTGGTAAAGCTAAAAATACTAAGTATCGCTCTAAGGGCGGTGTTGTAAAGAGACGGTCTGGTGGTCGAGCGGGTAAAAGGTAAGTGCAATAACTGTGGACATGAATCTCATTGTGGAACTGTTTTAAAAAAAGAAGTTGACAAAGAGAGTGGTCCTATAGAAGTTTGCAAAAAATGTAGATGCTTTAGATGTATACTACCTGATTGGGGATAAAATGACTCGTGATCCTAAAGTTGGTACAGGTAAAAAACCTAAAGGTTCTGGTCGCAGACTTTATACAGATGAGAATCCAAAAGATACAGTACGTATAAAGTTTGCTACACCTGCTGATGCTAGAGCTACCGTAGCTAAAGTTAAACGCATAAGTAAACCATATGCTCGTAAGATACAGATACTAACTGTTGGTGAGCAACGTGCAAAGGTTATGGGTAAGACTCAAGTAGCTTCTATATTTAAAAAAGGTAAAGAATCTATAAGAAAGGCAAGAGGCAAAAATGGCACTCGTAAGAAAAACAGGTAAAAGAAAAAGAAAATCTTCTAAAAAGAAAGGTTCTAAACCTGCTAATCCTGCTTTGTATGCTAGAGTAAAAGCAGAAGCTAAACGTAAGTTTGATGTATATCCTAGTGCATATGCCAATGCATGGCTAGTACGCACTTATAAAAAACGTGGTGGTACTTACGCATGAGCCTAAAAGAATGGTTTGGGAAAGGTCCAAAAGGAGATTGGGTGGACATAGGTGCGCCTAAGAAGAAGGGCAAGTTCCAATCCTGTGGGCGTAAGTCTACGAAAGGAAGTAAGCGTAAATATCCTAAGTGTGTTCCACGAGCTAAAGCTAAGTCAATGACGGCTGCACAAAGAAAAAGTGCTGTTGCACGAAAGAGAGCAAAGCCTCAAGGTGTGGGTGGTAAACCAACAATGGTAAGAACTATAGCACGTAAAAAGAAAACTGTTCGTAAAAGAAGGACTAAGAAGTAATGGCAGTTTCAGGCACATATGATTTTAACCTTGATATAGATCAGGTTATACAAGAGGCTTCTGAAATGATTGGTGGCGAAAGCACACTAGGTCACGAGCCTGAGTCTGCTCGTCGTTCTATTAATTTAATGCTTAAAGACTGGCAGAACAGGGGTGTGCTTCTATGGTCTACTAGCACTACAGCAGTTACAGTAGTAGCCTCTACGACTTCCTATAGCCTTGATAGTAGCACAATTAATGCTCTTGAGGTTGTTATTAGTAGGGACAATACAGATGTAAAACTAACCAGGATAACACCTGAAGAGTTTATGCTTATTCCTAATAAGACACAAACAGGTAAACCAAATCAATATTCTATTAGACGGGGCAGGGATAATCCTGTTCTTTCTGTATGGCCTCTACCAGAAAACTCTACAGATGTTATTAAGTTAGAACTTGTTAAAGAATTACAAGATGTAAATAAATCTGCTATTCAAAATGCAGACTTACCTAAAAGGTTTCTGCCATGTCTTACAATGGGACTGGCATATTATATGTCACTTAAACGTCCTCTTGTTCAAGCAGATAGAATTGCATTGTTAAAAACTAATTATGAGGAAATGTTAAATAGGGCATTGTTGGAAGACAGGGAAACTTCTAGCATCTATATACTACCTAGAATAACATTTTATAATTAATGGCTACGCAAAAAAATGCATTAGCCGTATGCGATGAATGTGGTTTTGTTTATCCTCACAGGGTAATGAGACTAAATAGTTATGGCATGTTAGTATGCCCACAAGATTTTGAAGGACAGTATGATTTAAAAAACCATCCTCAGAATAGAGTAGCAAATGTAAAAGATGATCCAGCTATTCTTAATCCAAGACCAGATACAGGTGGACGTAATATAACATGGAATCAAGCAGGGACAAAATTTAGCTTAACCGCTCAATATTGGAAGTTAATATGACAAATTTAAATGATAAACTTATATCTCGTAGTTATCAACAGCTTCTTTTAGTAAGTGCCGCTGTTTCAAATACTGGAGTAGAAGCATCTCTTAAACCAGTACAAACTGGAGATGGTGCAAAAAGTGCGCTTGTAGTAGGCACTAGTATTATAAAAGTAAACGATACTTTAAACATAGCTGGCTTAGTTTCAGCAACAGGTAATATACATTCAGATCAACGAGTATGTGCTTCTGCTTTCTACGGAGATGGTTCTAATATATCAGGAGTAACAGCAGCAGTAGCTGGTAATATTTCAGTAAGTAACGCTGTGGTTGGTGGTACTCTTCAGGTATCTAGCACAGCTACAATAATAGGAGACACGCATCTTCAAGCTGCTGTGTCAGTAGGTGGGGCTGCAAAGTTTGGTTCTACAGTAACTGTATCAGGTGAAGCTCATTTCCAAGATGCTGTGTCAATAGGTGGTGCTGCAACTTTTTCAAGCACTGTTACAGTATCAGGAGCAGCAGACTTTAAAAACAATGTAAGTGTAGGTGGTACATTCTCTGTTGCTGGCGTAGGTACATTTAGCTCTAAAACTGAATTTAAAAATGATGTATCTGTTAGTAAAAATTTAGATGTATTAGGAAATGTATCTGTTGGAGGTACAGCAGTCTTTAATAGTAATGTGTCTGTAAGTGCTAATATAAATGTAAATGGTAATGTAACTGCTTTATTTTATTATGGTGACGGTAGAAATTTAACAAATGTAGAAGCTGAACTAGGTACTGCTGCAAATATATCTGTTGAAGGTTTTATAAATGCTGGTGGTGATGTATCAGTAGTAGGTAATGCTACATTTAAAACAAATGTATCAGTAAGCGGTAACACTAATTTAGGTGGTACAGTTACTATAGGTGGAGCAACAAGTTTAGCATCTACACTGTCAGTGGGTGGTGCGGCAAACTTTGCATCTACAGTTACAATAGCTGGTAACACATCTATTGGTGGCACTCTTATAACGACAGGTAAAGCAGAGTTTGAGGATGATGTATCTGTTTCTGGTAACACAAATCTTGGTGGAACTGTAACAGTTGCTGGCGCAGCAAGTCTTGCTTCTACATTATCTGTAGGAGGAGCAGCAAACTTCTTATCCACAGTTACTATTACAGGGGCTGCACAGCTTAATAATACGGTAACAATAGTAGGTGCAGGTACATTTAAAGATGATGTATCAGTAAGTGGTAATGTTAACATTGGTGGAACTGTAACAATTGCAGGAGCTAATGTACAAGCTGCTAATGCAAAGGTATGTGCCTCTGCTTACTATGGTGATGGGTCTAACTTAACAGGTATTACAGTATCTATTGAAGGTAATATCTCTGTTAACAATGCTACAGTTGGTGGTAATCTACATGTAGGTGGGATAACAACAGTTGTAGGTGCTGCTATATTTAATAGCACTGTAACTGTATCAGGCAATGCTATATTTAAAACAAATGTATCTGTTAGTGGTAATACTAACTTAGGAGGCACTGTTACTGTAGGTGGGGCAGTAAGTTTAGCATCTAGTTTATCTGTTGGAGGTGCAGCTAATTTTGCATCTACAGTTACAATAGCTGGTAATACATCTATTGGTGGTACACTCATAACAACAGGTAAGGCTGAGTTTGAAGATGATGTATCAGTAAGTGGTAACAGTAACTTTGGTGGTACAGTTACAGTGGGAGGTGCAGTATCATTAGCATCTACCCTAGATGTAGGTGGTAATACCTCAGTTGGTGGTACATTCCTTGCCACTGGCAAAGGAGAATTTGAAGATGACGTATCTGTATCGGGCAATACTGTTCTTGGTGGAACTCTTAGGGTCGCTGGTGCAACCTCACTAGAAGGGGCAGTTGATCTTAACAGCACTCTCACAGTAGCGGGTGCAGTAAGTCTAGCATCTACTTTAGATGTAGGCGGCAATACCTCAGTTGGTGGTACTCTACTTGCTACAGGCAAAGCAGAGTTTGAGGATGATGTATCTGTATCAGGTAATTTAACAGTTGCTGGTTCATCTTATCTTAATAGTAGAGTATCTATATCAGATGCTCTTGGTGTAGACGGAGCAGCAACTTTTAGCAGCACTGCTACAGTATCAGGTAATGCTGGCTTCTTAGGTACGGTACGAGTATCAGGTAATACTTCACTTGAGGGACAACTACAATTAACTGAGTCAGCAGCAGCGGCTGTACACACAACAGCTATTAACGGTGTGACTTCTGTATCACTTAACTTTGGTATAGCACAAAACTTCTTGACAACAGTTACAGCAGCACATACACTGGCAAGACCAACAAATGCTAGGGTAGGACAAGTAGGAAGTATTTTTCTTGTACAGTCTGGTGGATCAGGTACTATATCTTATAATGGTTGCTTTAAGTTTCCAGGTGCATCAGCACCAACATTTGCTACTTCTAATGGGGCGGTAAGTAGAATAGATTATATTGTAGCTTCAATATCTAGTGATAATACGGGTGAGACTATACACGCTATTATGACACAGGAGTATGGTTAATGTTTAATAATATGTTAATGGGTGCGGCTGGAGAAAGCACTAAAGCTACTGGTGGTTATCAAGTTAATAACAGTGGTATGTTTGATGATGGTAGTAGCCAATACCTACTTCGCACTCCAAATACTGCTGCAACCAGTGATAAAATTAACACAGTTAGTTTTTGGTTTAAAAGAGGAACTCTTGGAACTACATATCGTATTTTAAATGGTCGTAATTCTGGAGGAACAGGTGCTTACCAGCTTGGCATTGGGTCAGACGATAATTC